AGGAAATAAAAATGCAGAGAATTCAGGAGCTCCTGAAAGAAATAAGAATGCGGTTAAGACAGGGGAGTTTGAAGCTCTCTTTTTTGATACGTTGGATTCAGACGAGCAGAAACTTATCCGGACAGTGCAGTCGGACAAAGAACAGTTGCTCTTGCAGGAGATACAACTTCTGACAGTCCGCGAAAGGCGGATGCTGAAACGAATTGATCGGTTAAGACAATTGGAAGAACAGAAAACGACGACTGACTCTGAGGAAGAACACATTCCTATGGGAATGTCGGTTACAGAATTTAGCTCCGGTATAGAAAAAGGTAAGCTTACTGAGCTGAGAAAGTACGAAGGTATTCTTGGACAGATTCAGTCCATAGAGGATGCTCTTACCAGAGTACAGGCAAGAAAGCAGAAAGCAATTGAGACGCTTCATAAATTCGGATATGATGATGCGAAACTGGAACTTGCAACTATGCAGCTTGAATTTGCAATGCTGAAACAGGATAACGTTGATGAGAATACCACAGATGATGGATTCCTGGATGCGATAAATGCGACTGCAGCGGAGGTTTGGGGTAATGAAAATGAATGACAAGATCAAAACCCTGAAAGAGAAACTGCAGAAAATGAAGATTAACCGGGGGAACAGACAGATCGGTCAGACATTTCAGTTTTCGCTGTTTTCAAAGAAACAGAAACAGGTGCTGACATGGTGGTGCAAAGAATCACCGGTACACAGCAAAGATGGAATTATAGCTGATGGAGCTATCCGATCAGGAAAGACAATCAGCATGTCACTGTCATTTGTAATGTGGGCTATGAATTCGTTTTCTGGCAACAACTTTGCAATGTGTGGAAAGACCATCGGTTCCTTCAGACGAAATGTTCTGTTCTGGCTAAAACTGATGCTCCGTTCCAGAGGGTATTCCGTAACTGATCACAGAGCTGATAACCTGTTAACGATCCGGAAAGATGGAAAGGAAGACTACTTCTACATCTTTGGCGGCAAGGATGAGAGATCACAGGACCTTATCCAGGGCATTACTCTTGCCGGTGTGTTCTTCGATGAAGTTGCACTGATGCCAGAGTCATTCGTTAACCAGGCTACTGGACGATGCTCTGTAAAAGGTTCTAAATTTTGGTTTAACTGCAACCCTGATGGACCATATCATTGGTTCAAGGTTAATTGGATAGATAAATGTGCAGAGAAGAACATTCTGTATCTGCATTTCACAATGGATGACAATCTGTCTCTGGATGAGGAGATCAAGGCCAGATACCGAAGTATGTACGTAGGAGTGTTCTTTAAACGTTACATCATGGGATTATGGGCGGCCGCTGAGGGGATTATCTATGATATGTTCGATGATGCCAGGCATGTTCGAGATATTAAAGATTTCTTTCAGATACTCATAAATGGAAATAGATATGTATCCTGTGACTATGGTACGCAGAACGCTACAGTGTTTTTACTTTGGAACAAAGGAAAAGATGGTAAGTGGTACTGCATCCGTGAGTACTACTATTCCGGAAGAGATAACGGCAAACAAAAGACAGATTCAGAATATGCAGATGACTTGAAAGAGTGGCTTGATGGGACGAAGATCAGAGCAATGATCGTGGATCCATCGGCCGCTTCTTTTATTGCAGAATTACGCAAGCGAGGCATCAAAGTGTTAAAAGCAAATAATGATGTACTGGATGGAATCAGACTGGTTGGGATGCTTCTGAATCTGGAAAAGCTTGTTTTTGCTTCTTCCTGTGTAGAAACGATCAAAGAATTTGCTTCCTACATCTGGGATGAGAAGGCTGCGGACAGAGGGGAAGACAAACCAATAAAACAACATGATCACAGCATGGATGCTGTCAGGTACTTCTGCAGTACTGTGAGTGGTTCTAATACAGCAAGATTCCGTGAGGTCAGGAGGTGATAATACATGTACAATTTTACGATACCTAGAGAGAAATTTGATGAGAATAACCCGGACAAACAGATGATACGTCAGCTGATCAGTAAGCATATCAGCATGGTCGACAGGCTAAAAAAGAACATGGCTTACTATCAGGGCAAGCATAAAATCCTGGAAGAATCCAACAGAGACAATCGTCTGGTGTGTAACCATGCAAAGGACATCTCTGATACAGCAAGCAGTTACTTCATTGGCAATCCTGTGTCGTATAAGTCAGAAAGTGAGATTACAGCGCTAACGGATGCACTGGAAATAGCTGGAGCTGATGAAGTAGATGGTGATAACGGATTGGAGCTTTCTATTTATGGACTTGCTTATGAATATATTTATGTAAAAGAAAATGAAACCTGTTTGAGTATAAAGAATGTATCAGCAGAAAATACCTTCATGGTAAAAGATGACAGCATCGAGGAAAATGAACTTTTTGCTGTCTATTATTATGTCAAAAAAGATGATGCGAATACAAAACCAGATCGTTATATGGCTACGGTACTGACTCCGAATTATAAATACGAATTGGATATTCAGAATGACAAAACCAT